GTGTTGTACTGAAAGAATGTCCGGTTAATACCCATGTGCAGAGGCTGCACACGCTTTTCCGCCCACGCTACGAACGCGTCGGTTTCACCCTTCAGGTTAGGAATCAGTTCCTTATCGAACAAGATTGCCTGAGCCGTCAGGATATTTGATACATTTGCTGCCGATGGATTAGAACTCATATATCACCTTAAATCAAGAAGCCGATATTACTGTTGCCCGCGAGCAACTTTTTCCACTTCTGCGCGCCGTTTCGGGTCGCGTATCAGTTTCTTAAATTCCTCGGGGGTCATCTTCGCAATATCTTGCTTTGTCAAACCAGGGGAAACCTGTACGGCGGGACGGCCTGCTGTCGTCCCTGGGACGATTCCACTGCTCGGCACTTTCCGGGGCTGTGCTGGCGGTATTGGCGCTGACACTACCGGGGCCGGGGCTGCCGCCACTACGGGCGGTACAGTCGGTGCAGAAACCGTTGGCTCTACTGTCGTAGGCACAACGGGCGCTGGGGCTTCGGTATTGGCCGGAGCCGGAGGCGCGGATACTGGTACTACTGGCAAACTTACTGGTGCCAATTGCGATGCTACTTGCTCAAACGCATATTCAAGATTATCCAACGTCCACTCAAAAGGCTTGTCTGAAATGTGCTCTGGTGGATTGGTAATAAAATCACCGATAATCTTCGCATTCGCCTCACAAGGATTAAAATCATGCAAATGTCGGCGCATAAACTCGTGACTAATTCGTTGTGCGGTCAAGGCTGCTTCTGCATCTCGCAGTCTTTTACGCTCAACTTCCAGTTCATCTGCACCGGTCAATTTACGAACGGCAGATGCGGCAGTCGCTGAATCCTCTTCACGAATCTGCTGAACAGCCGTTTCAATCTCTTCGTCCGTCATCGTCGGCTTAGGTGTCTCAACTTTCTTCTGAGTTATTTGACGAGTCTTTAGCCGCTGCAAAGCACGCACAGCGTTAACGTGTGCATCCTCTTGCTTCTTCGACATCTCTTCCCAACTATCAGCTTCAAGATGAGTAGGATTTCCGATAGGATTTCCTTGCTCGTCTCTCGCCTGATATTGGACGATAATTTTTTCTTTCTTTTTAGCAGCTTCAGCAGCCTTACGGTCTGCTTCTACTTTCTCGGCTGCCAATCTATCCGTTTCGGCTTTTTCTGCCGCTAGACGGTCTGTTTCAGCTTGTTCAGCCGCCAGCCTATCTAACTCAGCCTGCTGTTCGGGCGTTACTTCAACCGGCGTCTCAGGCTGTTCTTCAACCGGAGTCTCCGGCGTAATAGCCGTTTCCTCTACAGGCGATGCGTTCCAAACATCTTCCAATTCCTTACGTGTTGTCGGGTCGGCCATCATACGGAGAAACTTATCTCGGGGCCAATCTACGATATCTGCTTTTGTAAAATTTGCCATTGTGCCTTCCTATTGGTTTATTTTTGAAGCGTATTACGAAACGTTTCTACAACCTTTTTTGCATTCTCTATAGTTTCTCTTTCTTCCTGTCGCTCATCTCCGACGGCTTTACAGTGAGCCGCAACAGATTTAAGTACAGAACTACAGAAATCGTTAGTAGCGCGTGCATTAATCTGAGCATTAGCCAGGTTTTGATTGTAATTAGCATCTTCTGGTTTAATTTGAATCACCTTAACAGTTGCTATCTGGCACGCTTCTTCAAACATTTTTACTACAATCGCCCAGCCGGGCTGCATCGTCAATGCCGCAACGTGAGCGCGGTCAAGCGGTGTTAAATCCGATAACAAAAAATTTGCCATTGTTTGCCTTTCTTATTCGGACTTCGGCATCATAACTTCTTCCATTTCAGACGCCATAGCCTGTTTTAATACTTGGGTTCCAGCCTTACCCATTTGCTTCTGGTCCTCAAGTTTTCGGTCTTCTTCAAACTTCGTTAACTGAATCGTCTTTTGCATCTCTAATTGCTGAGCCTGCATAGCAGCCGGAGAATTAGCCTTGACAAAATCCTTTTCTTCAGGAGACATCTCTGTCAAGAACGGCTGACTGAATACCCAACCGTTAACTTCTGTAAACGCCTTGAAAATTGCTGGGCCGTCGAACTTCCAACCAGCCTGTTTGCAACTTTCTGCGAATGTTGGGTTAGCCATCAACTGCATAATGATAGGCATCGCCTGTGACATTTCCTTACGCGGACCCAACTTCGCTCCAGCGAGAACCTGGAAATCCAATTTCGCATTCCGATACTGAATGTGGTCGAATTTCTGTAGAACCTGTTCGCCCAGTTTATCACCCAACACCTGTCTCATCACAGACGCGGGCAAATAATCATTATTCAGTTCATCCATAATATACAGCCACGGAACGAAAATTTGCCGAATAAACCGACCGTCGGGTCCATCCAAACGGGAAGCATTGGCCTGAATAACTGCCGCCGCGCCCGTCCCGGAACGCATACCGGTTGCTCGTGCGCCCGAAGAACCCGCGCCCTGCATAACCTGTTCGTTCGCGCCAGATGTACTAGCGGCGTCTGATTTCGCTTGCTGAATAGCCGTCCACGCGTCAGAAGGAATTGGCGGCATTTGCAAAAACCTAAACGCCTTATCAACGTCGTCGTCTACGTCAATAATTCCGCCCAGCTTCCAGCGAGTATTTTGCGTCGGTACATTAAACCCTTTCTTTCTGACCGCAGTGGGCTGCAAACCGTATGCCAACAAATCCAATGCCAAATTCGTAACGCTTTGCTCGACCAACTGCTCAGCACCAATCAACAAACCTAGACCCTGGCCGTAGAAAGAATCCCCAATGTTACGCCAGTTGGCGCTTAGGAAAGGAATCTTTCCATAAGGATTCGGCTCATTGCGAATCAGAATATTGTGGTTGTTGCAGTTCAGAACAACGATAACTTTTTCGTTATCCCACCGTTCGAGAATCATCAAACCGTTCTGCAACGGGTCGGCTGAAGTCTTATAGTTTCTTGGGACGGCACTCTGAATCCAACCACGCATACCTTCAGGCAAAGTCAGAGTGATGTTGTCGTGTCCAGTTGTCGGCTGACCAGCGCCGGGACCGCCAACAAAAAATGACCGCAGTACCGGTTCATCGGGGATGTCATAACCCTCTACTCCCCGCAACTGCTCCAAATCTGCATAAGTCGCAAATTCGCGGTATACGACCCACTTAGCTTTTCGGATATCTCCAATTCGCGTACCGGGGTCGACCATGACCGTTCGAATGTCGCAATACTTAATCCACGGATGCGAAACTGTCTCGGAGGTATTAACTATTTTGAATTTATCTGAATCGATGGTATCGATTTTCGTATCGCCCATAGGACTCGTGGCGACCGCTTGGGGCTTCTCTCGACGGTACTTCTTGACGTTCTTCTTATATTCGATGTATCCCCACTTCATAATACAAGTGCCCAACAAAGCCATCTGGTCTAAAGCCCGTTCGCACTCGTTTTCAAACTCCATCACATTAAGCTGAGCGGTAAAAACGGCTGTCTTCCAACTGACAACGTCTTTTGTCGTACCCGGAAAAGGATTAAGTTGAAAAGGCGGATTCTCGTAAAAAATTCCACCCATCAATCTTGGAACGATGGAACTAATATGATTCGACACAACAAACTTCGGAACATTGGCTTGTGTTACGCTGCCGCCCTCAAAAGCTGATGAGGCGGTAGGAGACTGATATAACGTCGAGGCCAAACTCCAAGCAGCCGCCCATTGGTTAATGTTCATGAAGTTGTCTGCTGTTGTGGTATCGTCCAGCACCAACTTCAACGCAGCCGCATCATCGAACTGATACGTATTTGTGTCTTTATCTAAATGCACATCCTCAGTTGTAATCTCACCAACTGGAGTTAGGGCCAACTCTTCTACTGTCTGCACATTTGCCTCTTATTAAACACGTAATCCATTGCCGCCAAAAAACTTCATTCGCGGGTCTTCCGATTTAGGCTGTTCTATTTCAACCGGTTGTGATGCTGGGCTACCAAAAATTCGCTCGTACTGCAATCTACGAGTTTGCTCAATTCGCATCGCCTCTTCCATTTTCTTTTTATCGTCGTTGCTTTCCGTAGACGGTAAAAAGAAAGAGAAGAAACTAATACAATCAGGGATGTCATCTTTTCGGCCCTTGTTTTTACGTTCGCCTGTATATCGAATCAACTGGCCGAATGTTTCGTCAATCCACGGACCGGAGACGAACCACAATCTATCGTCTTTCAAAAGCGTTTCAAGGCTCTTGATACGGTTTCGCTTTGCATCCGGTGCCTGATTGACTGGCTTCCAATAAATGTTCATGCTGACGCCGTACTTCATAGCGTTCTGCTGAACTTGCAACTGGAGCAGTTCTGCCCCTGTTGACTTTTCGATTAACGTTTGCTTCGGAGCCCACTTCTTATTGAAATTGACAATTTGGTATGCCAACTCCGAAGGCTTCCATCTATCAAAAATGATTTCTAGGATTGCGATGCCGTAAACAATTTCTTCACGCTGAAGAATCTCGTTTTTGACAATTTTCTTGTAGACTCTTCCGGCACCACCTACCGACAAATCAGAATACTTACCGGCGGATGGAGCCCAATCCCAACAAACAAATACATCACCTTCGCGGGGAGCCGCAGACGACTGATAAATGTGCGCCCGAAGAACATCTTCTAAAAACGTCACTTTATATGACGAATCTTCATCGGCGGCAGTAGGTTCGTTTAGCTGCTGATTTCGAAAGCTTCGCTCGTTCTTAATAAGCGTTCGACGCAATGACTTAAAGCTGGCCTTTTCTGGAAAGGTCAAATTGACCATATGTTCTTCCAGCTTCTTCAAAGGCACTTCAATATATTCCGGCTTTACTGTCCAGCAAGCACGGCAATGATACTTGATAGGAACTACATTACCTTCTTCGTCAGGAGACAAACGTGTTCCGTAGAAATCGTCTGTGTAATATCGAGTTCCGATAAAATCGGAAAACCCCCACTGGTCCAAAAGATTGTCCGTGCAGTCAACTTTTTCCTTCAAAGATTGTCGGGTATCAGAAGTATTACAGTTTTCGTCTGTAACGATATCGTCTGTCTTACGAACATCGCAATGCCATCCAGACAGGTTAGCTCCAATGGAGTTTAC